ATGACAGTAAGCAACAAATAGCTATAGACGAGCTAGAAGACGCCCTAGACGAGATTGTTAAAGAGGTCTCATGTACCAAGCTGGTTCCTGGCAAAGTCTTAAACATTGTCCTATCATCTATAGAAGAGATTAATTTAGAGGTTGAGAATGCTGTATCTTTACAGGCCATTTTCACCATTAAATATAGAAACCAACTAAACTAGGAGCTAATGATGGCCATAGGTGTAATCAAGAATGAAACAAAGGTAGGCATCGTAGAAGAAGCCGTCGAAGGAACAGAAGATCCAATCAGTGCAGGAGCTGAATTTATTCAAGTGCTAGAAGGCATTGAAGTTGCCCCTGCAAAAGAATTACTAGAAAGATTAATTATCGCTTCAGGCAAAGGTAAGGTTCAACCAAGAGTTTCCACTAAATCAGTAAGTGGCAGCACTCCTGTAGAATGGAAAGGCTCTGGTGTTGAAGGTCAAGCGCCTGAAACAGATGTTTTATGGCAAGCGCTACTTGGTGGTAAGAATCAATTAGTAGCAAGGATTACTACCGGGACAACCCACACAACATCTTTAATCAACGCCGTAGCTCACGGGCTAGTAGTTGGTGACTTTGTTGTAATATTAGAAGCGGGCGACCATACCGCTCACTTTGTTGAATCAAAAACAGATGACACATTTACTTATACGCCTGCTAGATCAGGTGCCCCAAGTGATGCTGTGGAGATTGCTAAATCCACAACTTATTATGCGGCCGGTGACGAGCCGACTTATACAAAGCATGTTTACTGGGGTGATGAGATCCACGAAAGCGCCATTGGCTTAAGGCCAGCAAGTGGAAGTTTCGAAAACCTTACAACTGGGCAAATACCTACAATAACATTTGCTGAAGAAGGTACTGACTATAATGAAGTAAATGAAGGGTCTTCTGCTACAGGTCAAACCCCCGCATTTGATGACGAGATCCCCCCAGTGGCGTTATGTGTTACCCTGACAAAAGATGGTGTGGCATTAGAAATGGACGAGCTCTCTTTGAGTGTTGAAAACACTATTTCATTTCTAACGAGTGTCACTTCGTGTACTGGTAGACTAAGCTCCAGGATTGCTGAAAGGCTTGTAAATGGAAGTTTAGCACCTTATATGGATGATAATTCACTAGATCTGTGGAATGATTTTAACGACAATACGAGCTTCAGCTTAGTTTGTATCTTTCGCAACGAATCAACAACAACTGGTGAGTTCGATCTTGGGTCAGTAGTGGGATTTTACCTTCCACAGTGTATTTTCACATCACTTACAAAAGCTGATAAAGACGGAGTTCTTACACGCCCTGCAGAGTTCCAGGCAAACACTGGGACAACCGGAGATCTAACAGAAATCTTTGTAGGTTTTTGTTAATCATATCCTTTGAATGAAGTGTCCTAGTGTCGTATGATATTAGGACATTCATTCATAGGAGACATTCATGATAGTTGTTCCGAGTTTAAAGAAACTTGTTAAATTCAAAATTGGCGACTTAGTATTTCACTCAAAGCCATTGTCTTATTTGGAAAGAGCAGAGCTTGCTTCACTCACAAACCAAGTAGGGAAAGACCCCGTTGTTAATCTAATTGAATCTCAAGCATACCTTATAAAACACACCTTAAAAAAATGTGAGGGTCTTAAGATTGAAGACGGTGGCGACTACGAGTTTGAGTTTGAAGGCGATCTTCTCACCGACGACTGTGTAAGTGAACTGTTTTCAATAGAGCCAACTGCCCTACTAAGGGATGCTTTAGCTGGCCTGGCCATGCCCCTCAAAGATGGAAAGATTTTAAATATCTACACCCAAGAAGCCCTTGAAGGCGTCGAGATCGTAAAAGATAAATCCAGGGTAAAGTAATAGGCCCATACCACGAACTGTGGGGGCCTTATTGCGACATCATAAGACAGTATAACAATGTCACTGACCAAGAATATATTTGCCTAGTAGCATCCATTGAAGCTTCGTATGAAAAAACATGGAACTGTTACCAGTGTAAAAAGCAGTTTGATAAGTATGAAAACAAAGAAAAAGCCGGGAATGCCTTGCGAAATATGATGCTTAAGAAAGGCTGTGAAGTCTCTGGTATTAGAAATTATCAGATAGAAAACATCAGATTCAACAGGTGCCCCGGCAATTACACTAACACTCAGGTCAGGTATTTGATTGACTGGTTCTTAATGTACGAAAAAGGTGTAATGCCTTTCGGTGGCACATTATCAGACCAGCCAGGCAAGCTGATAGAGATTTTCGAGTTAATCCAATCTATTAGAGATGAAAAAGAGATTCAACGAGAAAGGGAGGTTGAGAAAGAAGCCGCTCGCAAGAATAGTAAATCTAGGTAAATTCTATTAAAATAAAACCCATCAAGGAAAGATGATGGCCGAAACTGTCAAGACTACCCTTACGCTAGATGCCAAGCAGGCAGAAAAAGCGTTAAGGGCACTTAGAATATCTGTTAGTGCGCTAGAAAAAGGCTTTGACAAGGCCGATGATCAAGCAACTAAGAGCAATAAGAAGATGAAGAAGGGCCTAGATAGCTCTAGGCGTTCTGCTCTAAAGCTTGGCGCAGCCTTAACGGGCCTTGTTGCAGGGGCTGTTGTTTTTAAGGGTCTTCAGTTATTAACAAGAGGTTTTATCGCCGCTTCAAGAGAAGCCCTTGAGTTTTCCAAAGCAATAGCCGAAGTTAACTCAATACTCCCTAAAAATGAAAAACTTACAGAGAAATCCAAGCAAGCATTTATAGACTTCTCTTCTGCTTTCAGTGGGGATGCCCAGACTCAAGCTAAAGCCTTTTATGCAATTGTTTCAGCAGGTATTAAAACCACCGCTAGCCAGTTAGAGGTCCTGAAAGCTGCCAACCTTGCAGCTACCGCAGGGCTTGTAGATATCGATACTTCTGCTAAGGCGCTAGTGTCAACAATGAATGCTTATTCAAAAGCAGGCCTCACAGCAAAGCAATCGAGTGATGCATTATTCGTAGCAGTAAGGGAAGGTCAAACCACTTTTGGGGAGCTCTCGAACAATATTGGCGTAGTTGCTCCAATCGCAGCAGCTGCAAATGTGAGATTCGATGAATTGGCCGGAACACTAGCCGCTATAACCAAAGGTGGTATTTCCACAGATATTGCAGTGACAGGGCTAAAGGCAATTCTTACAACTGTAATTAAGCCTGCTAAGGAAACCGCCGACGCTGCTAAAAGGATGGGGCTTGATTTTAACATAGCCGCCATTGAGTCAAAAGGCTTTGCGGGATTTCTCAAAAGCGTAGCTGAGGCAACAGGTGGCTCGACTGAAAAACTAGGGAAACTATTCCCTAACGTAAGGGCTCTAGGCCCTATATTAAAAGTTGTATCTGGTGACTTTGAAGACTTTGAACGAATACTCGGAGAAACAGCAAAGACACTTGATGTTAACTCAAACGCAACTGCGGATGCATTCAAGGTCATATCCCAGTCAGCAGCTTTCCAGCTAGAAAGACTGCAACAAGAGCTCGCTAACCTTCCACAGGCATTCTTTGTTAATTTTGAACAACCGATAGCTTTTGGATTGAAAGCAATAAGAGAGTTTGTCGGTGGCAATGGGCTACTGCTAGTGGCTGACGCAGTAGATTTTGCTATAGGGACTTTTGTTTCATTTAGCAGCGCCATAAACACAACCCTTAATTTCATGAGCTTCCTTGCAGACTCGTCTGACGGCGTGACTATATCCGTCAAAGAATTGGCAGTTTCTTACAACGAGGCACTGGCCGCCTTATTGAGATTCACGGGTGGAAGAGAAGATGTAATCGCTAGTGCTGACGCCGCCATAGACGCTAACAACAGAGAAATTGAAGCTCTCAAAAAAGGCCGTGATGCTAGAGATGCTGAAGTTGCACAAAGGATAGCTAACCAAGAAAAACTCGAAACTAAAACCCTTGAGTTTCAAGCCAAGCTCCAAGAGGGAAGGCAAAGAGAAGTTGAGCAAAACCAAACAACAACCCAGACGATATTAGACAGAGACATTGAGTTCTATGCACAGAGGACGCAGATTGCAGTGGCCGGAACAACCGCAAAGAACGAGCAATTAACTGCTATCGAAATGGAGCGCCAGGAAATAGAAAGACTCCAGAGGGAAGATGCAAAACTCGCTGCCCAAGAAAGAAAGGATATCGAACAGGCTGAGAAAGAGGTTGAGGCGAGCACTGAGCTCCAAAGAATATCTGACAACCTTGGCAGACAAGAAACCATAAGAATGCAGGCTGAACAAATTAGACTCAAGAGAGAAAAGAAGTTTACGGAAGCCAGACATAAACGCCAAGCTGCCCAAGAAAAATCAGAGAAGCAGTCTATATTCAGAATTCAACAATTCAGAGAACTAACAAATAAGCAGCGTCTTGCTAACTTGCAAACGACACTGGGGAATATTTCAACGCTTACCCAGAGCTCAAACAAAACATTATTCGCTATTGGGAAAGCTGCAGCCATAACGCAAGCTGTGGTGAAAGGCGCATTGGCCGTGCAGACCGCACTTTCAGCGGCTCCTCCGCCATTTTCATTTGCACTGGCAGCTGCCACAGGTATTGCAGCTGCTATCAATGTACAGAAAATTGCATCTGCTAAACCCCCGGCCTCCCAAGGGTTCCAAGACGGTGGTATTGTCGGTGGGCCAATATCAAATGCTGACAACAGGCAAATATCGGTAGCGGGTGGTGAAGCTATTTTGAACAGAAGGCAGCAGACAAACTTATTCAATTCTCTTAATAGAGGAGAGGTATCTAGCGGGTCTAACATTACGGTTAACGTCGAATCTTTAACGGGCGATATACCTGAAACAACCATTGATGACATGATAAGTGCAATAAATGACAGGATAGATTTCGGAAACGCAGAACTAAGGACTTAACTTGAACTATGTGCCCAAGCTCATATACACACACCCAGTAGATGGCTCCACAACCATCACGTTAACACTCCCTCCTGAAGGTGACTTTTTCCCAGAAGATAAGTTAGGTGTAGGCAAGTTATCAAAGTCCAATAATGGCTCAAAACAATTTCAATACAACTATTCAGAAGAAAGAAACAAGATACAACTTACATTTCTAACCGAGACAGAAATTACAGCCCTTAGAAAGTTATATGAAGACCACGCATTAAAGGGTGGCTCTTTTAATTACTATGAATCAGAAGATGAGGTTGATTTCATTACAGTCACCTTGAGGGACAAGAAATTCAACCCTAGAAGACTTGTAAAGGAAACTACAGGCTTTATATATGACCTAGTGCTAGATATCGAGAGGACGCTTTGACATACGAAACAGAGCTTTTAAATAAAGAGTTCCAATTAAATATCGTTATTAAGATAGGCGCAGAATATTACTCTCAATACCAAGTAGACTCAGGCCTCACTATAGATGCTGACAAGCTTGGCACCGTGATGAATGTAAGATTAAACCCTGACACTGTAGATATTAGAAATGTAAAAACAACTCTCCCAAGTGTTTCATTTTCACTGCTAGATAAAGATGCTGTGATTTCGTCGCAAATCATGACTAATATTACCAATTGGATGAATGAAACCTGTATAGTGTATGTGGGATTCATCACAACAGCAGGCTTTGCATTCTCTGAATACAAAAAACTAGCTGATACAAGAATTAAATCAATTAGAAAAGTGGCCAACCAATACGCCATTTCTGCAAAAGATATTACTACCCTTGTTACCGCCCCTTCTTTTCAGGTTGCGTCCACTTTAGATGGGGGGATCTCAGCCGTAGATACTACGTTATCCTTGACAGATGCGACTGATTTCCCCTCTTCTTCTACGGTTGGGAATAACACAGTTCTGTTAAAGATAAATGATGAGTTTTTAAAATGGACAGGCAAATCTTTAAATGACTTAACAGGTGTAACCAGGGCAGACCTTTCTTCAACAGCAGATGCCCACAGTGATGACGATGAGGTTTTCCTTGTCACTGAGAATGAAAAGAATCCAATCACGTGCCTTTTAGAAATACTTCTTTCAACAGATGGGAGTGGCACTAATCACGCGACTTACGACGTTTTAGAGCACGGAGGTCTTGGCATTGACGCTGCCCTAGTGGATGTCACCGAAATGGAGTCTATAAGAACCGTCAATTTTTCGACAGATGTATTCAGGTTATGGCTTTATGATGTAGATGACACGTTGAAGTATCTTGAAAAAGAACTTATGTCGGCAACTAATACGAGAATTGTTATTAAGAATTCTTTAATTTCCCTTTCAATACTAGACCAAGTGGATTTCGGAGCGAGTGTTCCTAATTTAAACGAAGACGATATCGTAGGTAACCCCACGTGGAAGCTTGATTCTAACAGGGTTGTTAACAAGATAAAGGTTAACTGGGCGTGGTCTGAAGGTCTTAAGAAATATACCCGAGTCTCTGAGTCACAAAATGCTGATTCGATAACAGATTATGGTGAATCAAAAACATTAGTATTAAACTTCAAAGGCGTGCAAGCTGATTTAGGTGGCTCTGCAATCGCTTCTAGTAGAGCTTCAAGGTTACTGGCACGTTTAGCGACACCACAGGCATCTGTGCAAGCTACGGCCCATTTTAAGGAGTCTGACCACGAAGTAGGAGATGATGTCCTGGTCACCCATAGGTATTTACCACAACAAGGTGCATCACTTGGTATGAGTGACCAAATGGAAATCATGTCTAGGGCCATTGATTTTAATACTGGACTTGTAAGGTATAAATTAGAGTTCACTTCCTATCATGGGATACGACTAGGCCTTATCGCCCCTTCACCAAATATTTCAACAATAGTAAGTCAGTCAATTATAACCGTGCCTGACGGTGCGTGTTATGAGGTTGGTTACAAGGTTAGACTGTGGGATTACACGGCTCAAACATACTTTGCAGACCCAATTAACGAGATAATTGCCATTAGCGGTAATCAATTAACTTTCGGAACTGCATGGGCCACAACTTTAAGCACAGGTTACAAGATTAAATTTGCAACATATGATGATAGCAGTGATTTACAACGAGCTAGATATGCCTATGTTGGGCCTAACGCCGGTACTTTTACCATCGACGGCTCCAAGACATATCAAATTACTTTTTAGAGGTATATATGACGCTTCCATATCCCTTTACGGGCAGTGAAACTTTAGCAAAAGAACCCATAGATCAAGAATTGTTTGACGAAAAAGTTAGACAAAACATTGAATACCTCGATTCTGTCAGCGGCGGTGGTGGTGGTGGAAGCGTGGGTGACGCGGGTGCAAGGGGTGAAATACTTGCAGGCGGTGAAACGAATGAAGCCGTTTTTACCAAGAAAAGATTCCACGTAACACAATCAAACCTTGCGAATTCAGCGTTAAAAGAAGGCGCAGAATTTGGTTCACACGACATAAGAAGAAGGCTTGTTCACTACGAAAGCAATGACCCCACTTGGGTTTATGCAATATCAACAACTGGTAAGGCATACCTTGATCAAGTCATAGAACTGGCAAAGGATTCTTCATTGTCTTTTTTTGTAGAAGAGGGAGAAAATTATTTCTCACTGATCTACGAAGGCACGTCAACGACTTGCGATGCTGTAGACGTGAAGATAGATGGTACTGCAATAGTCACCTACACTGGCATAGTTGACGAAGATGATGTTGCTCAAACAAACACTTTTAATTCTAACAGCACTATATCAATTGCTGGCTATAAGGAGCATTATTTCGGGCTGGATGGACACAGGCATATCATAACTATAAAAAACACTGACTCTGCCTCGAAGGTATTCAAGCTTGAAGGCGTGGAATTTGGTTACAGGGCCGACTCACCCACTATAGACCACGCTGTTAAAATATCCGCAGGGCTGGGTTCTGCGAGGGGTACAACAGCATCATTCAGTGAGTCAGATCTAAGTTTCTCCCCTCCTGCTAAAAGTTTTTCTTGGGGCCATACTGGTGCAATCAAAATGAACACTGGTGGAACGCTTACCGCTGTTGATGGTCTATCACCTGCAATGACTCAAACTAAACCAGAAGAGGCCATTTCATTTTCATCTGCAGTAACAAGTCTGGACGTTAAAAACAACTGGAACTTTCCAGCATCAGGCCTTTGTGAAATGACTACGCCTTATGGGGCTAAGCATATCTTTTCTTACACATCTAAAACAGACAGTTCTATACAATCCCATTCACTAGATGGAATTATTTGGCAGACCCAACCAACCGCAGACTTCACTCCAATGGGATCACTAGACAGCGTGACTCCTGGTGATTCGCAAATGGAGCTTAATATAAATCACATCGGTGCTGGTACAATTGTTGTTAGTGCTTCTAATAATAAAATCGATTTCAAGGTAGGGGAAAACGGCGGGGCACAGTCCACTTTCGCTGCCACTATCACAAATGGTCTATACTCTGCAGACGTACTTCCTTTGGGAGCAGCAATAGAAGAGGCGTTAAATACGGCCCATGCAATTAACAATGGCGGATACAAAGCTAAGTATGACGAAACAACACAAAGATGGATGGTGATGGCGCATGGTCCAGAGGTTGATTCCTTTGAGCTCTTGTTTTCATCTGGTGCTAACCAGGCCAATTCGATTCACGGTGATCTTGGCTATGGTGATGCTGACCTGAGTGCGAGCCTTTCGTATGTTGGCACAACTACCAAACAACATTTGTGCCAAAGAGTTTTCGAGGCTGATAAGTTTTTAATGGAAGCAAATGACCCTCGGATTAAGTACCCATATACCTCAACTAGCGCGGCCATAGAAGCTGACGCTGTGACTGAGATGTTAGGTTTCGGACCAAAGACTGCTTATATTAACTCAACAACCCAAGGTGCAATAGCCATTTACCCAGACCATGATTGTTCTGGAATTGCACTGCACTTTGTTCAGTCATTCGAAGCAGGCGCTATAAGCGTGACCGTGGACAACCAACAGCCTGTTTACCCGCTGAACCTTGAGGCAACTGCAAGCACGGCCCCCACGACTTCCAGTGTCAGAGGCAAAATAATGTCTTGCTTCATATCTTTCCCTAGAGGTACTAGGTCTATATGGGTCCAAGCTGAAAACAGGGTTTCTTTTGAGCTAACAAATAACAACCAAGGGTTTGTATTCTTAGGGGCCAGACAATATTTTACTAAGCCCAACTGGGAGTCACTGACACTAACAGAATCTATAATTAAAACCATCGACATAGCACCAATAAGTTTATGGGCTTCAGAACATGCGCATAACACGGGAACGCTTTATGTCCCGGGTTCTGGTGACAATATAAATAGTATTACAGAAAGTGGAACCTGGGCTGGTGGCCTGGATGGTGACGCATTCAACAACTATGCAAGAACAAGTACAACCACAGGGGCTTATGTAGAAGTTGATTTTACTTTGGCCGGTGACGGTGGGGGTATAGGGCTTAAAATGTCCAGGTTTACAAACAGGTCTGAATACCTTTCTTTGTACCTTTCCACAGCCGCCATCGTTGAAGGCACTGATCTTGTTCAAAATATAATAGCCTTTCAAAATCCTGGGTATTCTAATTACGACATATTCTTTTTTACTGGGCTTCCAGCGGGAACTTATAAGGCCCGATTCAAAAATAATGAAGCTACGGCCAACACTTTCGGGCACACCAGTATTATAACGATTGATGATGTCCAAGAAGAAGAAAACAAAAACATAAACGCAGATGTTGCCAACAACGGCCAGGGTGTGGGTTACCCTTTATACACAAAAAGAATTACCCCTAACAGGCATTCAGCTGACAGGGTTCCTTCATATCTTGAGGAATCAGGTTATCGCGAAGGCGATGTTATGCCGGTGGATATCGGCATAGATGTTTCAGCGGCCTTCGAAAACTTCACCGAGTCCACTTCTAATTTCGGTAAGCATCCCTGGCATTTTGCCAGCACTGTAAGCCTCAGAACGACAGCATCGTCACTTAAATTTATGGGCTTCATGAGGTCAGCATGTATAGAAGATGCTTGTTTCACCAGCCACGAAACAGCAGTGACAGCGACCTTGGATACCAGGTCTTATACGGCTTATTCGCAAAGAGTGTGTGTTAAGGCCGGCGGGGTGCCAACTGCAATTGAAGCTAATGCGAGATTGTGGCAAAAAAGGTTTAAGCTTGCCTGCTCATTTTCAGCGTCTGACACATTCACCATTGCTGATACAAGGGGGCTTGTTGAGGGTCAAAGGGCCATACTGGACGACGGGACAAACACGGAAGAAGTTATCATCACTACCATTGTATCTGATACAAGCTTTGATGTTAAAAAAGCTAGGGGCACAGTCGTTGATGCTAATGTGACAGATGTAAGTTTCCCCGGGTTTCACACTATTAAATTCACTCAAGGCTCTACAAGTTCTTTCAGAAGTGGTTCGCTTGCTTACGAGCCATTACCATTAGAACCTAATAAGTGGTTCGAAAGAAATGCCTCTGGCTACAAGCTTGAAACAAAAACAATCACATTCTCGGGAGTTGTTAATAACGACGATTTATATTATCCGATTCACAGTGACGGGAACGCAGGCACATATTCGACAAGTTCAATTGATGTAATAGCGAGGTCGGCCATATCCCAAACGTGGATCTTTCCGCAAGACCTCAAAAATGTTCAAGTTAGTACTGGCAATATAGATATCAAAATAACCTCAAGTAGATGGGTACCGGAGCTATAAATGAAGTGGATTATAAAAGAAACCAAAGACGAAGATGGCCTTGTTGTTAGCAGAGAAATTAAAGGTGCTACAAATGCGGCCTATCATCCATACCAAGATTACATTTTAGTTAACGGACCCGATTCACCGAGAGGAGAAGTTAAGATAGATGTTGATGATTCTGGTGAAATTGATGTCGTAACCGTCGTAGAAGACCTAGATAAAAAGGCGGTTAAAGCACAGCACTCAACTATGGACACAACTATAATCTCAGATGCTGCAGCTGTTTTTGGAACAACCAGACTTGAATCTCTGTTAGCATTTACAGCGTCTTATCACCTCAAGATGACTGCCTCAGAGAAATATATTAACCAAAACTTAACTGCCCTTAAATCAATTGGAACATTCACGCAGGGCGATGCTTTAGACGCTGCGGATAAAATAAGAGATTATTATAAGGAAGTTTTAGTTGAATTAGATATCAAAAGAGACACGGCCATAAAAGATTATTTAGTCCTTAAGGCCTCCAAGGGATTATGAAAAGAGAAATACAATACGTTATTTTCATTGCTACCTCAGCCGCCGCCCTTATCGCCTATGCTCATGCCAACTTCCAAACCAAAGAAACTGCAAATAGAACGCAGCTTACACAAATAGAAATGCGAAACGACATAAGAGAAATTCGACAAATGGTATGGAAGTTATATAAAGGTTATGAGAGCAATAAATAAAATCATATTACACTGTAGTGCTAGCGATGCATCATTCTACAATTTCGACCTTATGGAGCGTGACCATGTGGATCATAGGGGATGGAATTCTATTGGTTACCATTTCGGTATTGATTACCAAGGTGAAATTAAAATACTACGTCCAATGAAAAAGGCTGGAGCCCACTGTAAGGGCCATAACTTTTCGTCCATAGGAATTTGCGTGTTGGGGCTCAAAATGTTCTCACAGAAGCAAATGGAAGCTCTAGCGAAGCTTGTACAAACCTTTTTAGACATCTTCGACTTGACTCAAGATGACGTATACGGTCATAATCATTTCAATCATTCAAAAGCTTGTCCTGTGTTCAACGTGGATAAGTGGAAAGAAAAATATCTAACCAAGGAATAGGAAATGACAGAAGAGGCAAAAAAATTAGTTGAGCTAGAAATAAGCAAAGAAACTGAATTAGACCTAGAAATCAAAGACGGGAAAATGCGTTTTTCTTTCGGATACGACGGTAAGGGGTTGGATGGCGGTGTTTATCTTGATCTTGACCCAGAATATTTTATGGATAAGCTAGCAGCTTTAATACCAGGCGAAATTGATGATGCCTTACTTGGCATGCTTAAGGTTGCATTAAAAGCGCTATGAATTGGAAAGCCGCCAAAGAAGCTGGCATAGAATTCTTAAAGAGTCGTATTGTTACTACGGCTCTTCTTAAAATCCTTGGAAAAACCGCAGGATTTAGAGCATGGATCATTACTTTTATACTAGAAAAAGCCTTTAAAATGATAGCAGAGCCAATCATTAACACGGCCATAAGAAAGGGCCTACTTGTTTATGACAAAACGCGTGGTAAAATACTATTAAAAAGAGTCATGGAGGCTAAGGAGGAAGGCAATGAAGAAGGTTATCGCAAGCACATTGGTCGCCTTTAGCCTCGCCGGGTGCCAGGTTCCAGAATTTAGAGAAGTAACAAGGCGGGTGTGGTCCTTCAAGTTTGATCAATGCTACTGCCAGGCATATGACTTGAACAACCCTGGACCTCTAGAAGAGCTTTATAAATGCGAAAAAAGATTCTGCGACGATATTCTAGGATTCTCTGCAGACGAATGGGCACTAGATATCACTCCTACAGGAAAAGAGTTGAGACGTTGGGGTCAGGACGAGTGCCGCTAACGCGACTTTCTTATTATGTCCAAAATTTTATCTGCAGAAACAGGCTTAAAGCCCCACACATCACAACCAACATTAATCATTTTTTCTTCGGCTTTTACCTGCCAGCAGTCGTGCACGTGACCATGGAGAAGCCAATTGGTGTCGGTTCTTTTAGGTCTAAGCTCAACATAGCGATCCTCTAGGCCTTCGTGATCGCCATAATAAGGGAAGTGATTTAAATGGACATAAACATCTTTGGCCAGCTTGAGTTTTGCCGAGTGGTAGACAGAGGTAAAACCGCACGACACAAGGTTGTTTCTTGAATCGTGATTGCCCCATATAGCATGCTTGTTGCCATTCAGGCTTGCTGATATGGCCCTGGTTTCAGCGGGTCTTAGGAATGAAAAGTCTCCCAAATGGAACACATCATCGATTGGCTTAACGACTGAGTTCCAATTTGATATGAGCATTTCCTGCATTTGGTACAAGTCTTCACATGGCCTATCGCAATACTCCAAAATGTTCTTGTGACCGAAATGTAAATCACTCGTAAACCACTTCACTACTTCCCCATTAAATAAATATTAAGCACCAAACTCGCACAACAAACAAAAGCCACAAACTTAAAAACCTTCCCGCCAATATCGTTAGTTATCATATCATTACAAGTAACAATGTAAGATTTAAGCCCTAGGTTTTCCAACTTCAGAGCTTCGTTTTGGTCTTGGAGGGACTTTTCAACCTTCCAGCTTTCTAGTTGAGGGTCGAGGTTATTCATAATCCGACCTTGGGAAGTTCAACCGTCCATATTTTCCATGGTGTTTCAGCATTTCGTGCCAACTGTCGTCAACCTTAGTGTAGACCCATTGCTTGCTTTCAGTGTTAGGCAAATATACCCTTAATTTTTTCATTAAAACCTCATAAATAGCTTCGGGTAGTATCTCCCGTTGAGATAACCCAACCCAGCCCCCACTAAAATATCACTAGCGTAGTGCTTCTTTGCTGCCACCCTGAGATATGCCGTAACCCCTGCTAGCGCCACCGACCCATAGCAGTGATACTTGTTCCCCATTAAACACACAAGCCCCGAACTGGCAAAAGACATCGACGAATGGCCACTAAAGAAGCTCCGGTCGTCCTGCCCGTTAGGCCTGACTCTCTTGGATCTCATTTTTACGACGTCTGAAAGAAGCATGGCCGTAAATTGAGTCGCCGCTATAGATCCAAACCTTTTAAGCCTATCTTCTTTCTCAGTAACCACATAAACATATGGCATAGCAATAGATGCATATAATCCATAGTCCGATAGTTTAGCTGGCAGCTCATGATCATCCCAGGCCAGAGCTTTAGATATCGGCTCATCAACGGGTCTCAAGACATCGAAGCTTTTATCTGCACTAAATGCATTAAAAGCTATGCAAATAAATGTAATTAGTATTAAAAGTGCTCGCATTTTTCACTCCTTGTCAAAGCGGTTACAATAAGTTTCCTATAATCTTCAATTGTCTGGCCCATGCCCTCTATCTGGCGAACAAGGCTGTCTTGGTGGGTGGAATTTCTTATGGCGTGTTGGACAAAGCTTCCAAGAATTTTCTTATCAACGTGGAAGGTGTCTCCTTTCTGCGACTCTATTAACTCTTTTAAATATTTCAGGTCTTCTGCATACGGGGTCATTCTTTTGCCTTCTTCCATTTCCCAGTTAACTCACACTGGAAAAAACCTTTATTAATAAATATACCATTCACAACAGGAAACAACTCACAAAAAACCACCGTATCAATGTCGTGTATGGCCCTATGATGATGGAAGCATAATGCTATTAAGTTTTCTTCAATATCTAAATGACCACCGTTAGAACCTTTAGTAATTATGTGGTGCCCAGACACAGCAGTAGTTGAGCCGCATATTTCACACGGTTTAGCTCGGTAGGCTTTTAGCAGGGCGGGGTTTTTAACTATCACTCATGGCCTTTCCAATTTTATCAAAAATCGCGCCACCGAAAATCGTCCATAATATCCAAGCAGCGACCATGGGGCCAAGGGACACCCACCCAGCCCACTGCTCACCATCGGCCCAAACAAAGACCAATGGGACCGAGGCGAAAAGCCACAGCACTGCCAAAGTTTTAATGATCCGTTTAATCGCGTTACTCACACACCCTCTCAAATCTGTCAGCGTAAAGTTCTCTGTCACCACCATATAAAACAGTTTCATGCCCCGGGGTGGGGTAACAATATTTGCTCTTATATTCTAAATGGAAAATAGGCACATTTTTTTCAACTAATTTATCTACAAGGTTGCATTCACCGTATTGGTTGCACTGTTCTACGACGTGAAAATCTGGGGATGCTTCACCAGCGTCCACAATGTACAAAGCATTAACAAAGCCGAAACTAAGCGCCAAAAGATTAGCTCTTTCTTTGAGTTCATTTAACATTACTCCCGTTAAAAATTCTGCGTTGTCGCAAATGACGCCGGTGAGGCCTATGGACTTGGCCAGAATAAATTTCTTTTCTAGTATGGGGACAATTTCATCTTTGTGCTGAGGGTCCAATATGTACTCGTCATAACCCTCAAGCTTTACCTTATGTTCCTTGCCCCTGCTGTCTTTTTCTTTTTTAATGTAGGGTTCAAGCTCTGAGAAGTTGTCTCTGCTTTCCTCTGCAGTACCGCATGATACATAGGCCCTAACTTTTTCTGTATACTTTTTGATTGACTCAATGACTGCGACATCCAAAGAAGGGTCCACAAAAGCAACATCAGCAAGCCACAGCATGTTAACATCAGGAGTGGCTCTAAGATCATAGATAAACGGGTACTTCTTTTCTGGAGGCGTACCGTTGTCCTCTGGAACTGGCTGTTCATGAGGTGTATCACTTTCAGCTTCTTTTTTAGTATCGACATTGCTACAACCTGTTAAATACAAAACCCCAAACATAAACACCATATACATGGCCAATTCAACTAGATCCTTCTTCTTCACTTCCTGCATTGGTTCCCTCCAATTTTTCAACTCTAATAGTGACTATATAGTTGCCTATAACTTTCTTAGTTTCAATTTCGTCAAACTCTCTTATATCCATAAAGGCTAAGTGATCAGTAACTATTTTATGTTCTAGTGTGTCTCTCATTCGGCATCCAAATTTTAAGGACAAAGTCGCACGCGCCAAGCCCTTCTTCTGTGTCGTAAGTAAGCATGTTCGATGGGTCCAGAATGGATTCCCCGTCCCAAAAAAGCGCATGTTTTTTGTTTTCAAAATTTTTAGACGGAACTTGCAATATCGCCCTTTTGCATGTGGAAGACCAACCGTCGCCTGGTTCAGGATAATAGCTTTCGTATTCGAACTTTAACAGGTCAAGCAATTCTAAATCATCGCGCCAGTAAAGCCCCTCGCCTAAACCAAGGCTTTCCCTCGCCTCTGTGTTTAAGCTGCTAAAGATCGCCTCGTAAGACTCGCCGGTAGCCATCGCTAGGCAGGCCACTGCGCAATCCGCCATGTTTCTTTGTTTTACAATTGCTTTCAATGCAAAGTCTCACTATGTGTTATCTGCCTATATAAAAACTGATTCAACCCATGCATTTTTTCTAAAGATTTAATTCTTTTAACTTCTATCTTATAAGTCATGCTATCGTGCCTCATCGTTCTTATTCGATTTTTCTTTTCCGCTATTTGGTTTTCTAGGTCTGCCATTCTTTCCAGTAGCATTTCCACCATTGGTAACCTCCATGTCTTTTAATACATGGTCAATGTTACCAGTAGGGGAGCCCATAGTCCTAGCATTTTCATCCCAGGTTTCCGCCAAAGCCTCTTCCTCTTTAGGCTTCAGCCCTTGAGAGCGCCAAAGCGAATGCATTCTCGCACGGTTATCGTAGTTTTCGTCACTATCAATCATGACTCTCCTGTGTCTCGACGCAAGCATAACTCTTCTATTGTAGCTCATAGTTTAAATCTGACCCCGCAAACTCGTGCTCAGTCGCCGGTCCCTCTGGCTTCATATTTTCACAGGCTATCTTATTAATAAGCTCACCCATTATTCTATGCATTGTTTCCTCATCGGATTTAAGTTCCATAGAAAGCATGTTGTGTTTTATTGCTATTGAAAATTCAGTTATCATTTCTGCCCCATGTATTCAGTTATCTCTGCGATAAGCTTGTTAAATTTGCCTTCTTCATTTTTACTCTTACACCAAGTAAGCATACTGCCCATCTCGTCAGGCGCTAATGTGTCAAAGTGTTTGCCCTTTGTTTTGCCGAAGGGGACTATATATTTATTGCCGTGGTTGGGCTGGTGGTTTTGTTGGGCTGGTTCCTTGCCTTGGGTGTTATCTTGAGAGTCAGGGTCTGGGTTGTCATCTAAAAGAAACAAACCGCCAAGAGCATATTTTCTAGCATAACTAGAGGCACTACCTGTTATCTGTGAGTCATTCATTCCTTTTTGCAACAAAGGCTCTCTTGCATACGCACAATTAACAACAGTGCTTTCATTGTCCGTCAGGACGGCTGTGGCTTTCAGATAATACCTTTCTCCAATCATTACCATCTCATCTGTTAAAACAAGGCTAAGCCCATTTAGAAATGGTTTTATAGCGGCCATAACATTTTCAGCACTTCTGTATTTGTATTTACCAAAAGAATTATACTCGGCCTTTGGTGCCTTAAGCTTTGCTTGTATTTCACTTAGTTTTTGATGAATTGACACTTTCCAACTCCTTTTTAAACCACGCTAATTTATTCTCTAGCTCAGTGTTTTGTTTCTTAAGATCTTCTATTAGCTCTTCCATTGCGTCTCTTTCCATCTGTTCACGGATGGCCGCCTGCTTAGTCTCGTGGTCGCTAAGCCCTGAAAAATCTGAATTACTTATCGTCATGATGCCGCCTCCGCCACTCTGTGTTCAATGGCCGCCAGTAAGAGGGCCCACCGGGCGCTTTGTCCCACCGGAAAGCGCATAAGACAAAGTCCTGGCTGTCTGCCGTCCCTGGATATTCCCGAAAATTGCGAGTCTGGACCCCTTGTTCAAAGCCATCGAGCGCACCTTTAAACTCCAACCAAAATAAGAATAACAAGTAGTCCTCAATCATAAATATCTCCCTTACAAGAAAGGCCCCCTATACGTTGTGGACGCATCAATGATCTACCGGGGGCCAGAGTAGTATTTAAAAATATTACTTTTTAAAATCTTGAAGAATGTCGTCCACAATTAGGAACCAACATAAAAACTTAACCCCAAAAAGTAAACCCATTACTTTCTAATAAGGTAATATCTACATCATTAGTATAAATAATAAGGCTCCCACCTCTACCTTGAGGTAGGTATGCCTTTTAATGTCCAGGGAATAACATAGTTGATAATATTAAACCAAACTAATCACTTAATAGCATAATGCACAGTGTAGTCTCGGTTTACTTTTAACAACTTCTATAATTTAATGGATAAGCCTTGAGTGAATAATTGAAAGAAACACCCAAGGCATAAATTGACTTGATTGAGTCCAATGTATTCTAAAATACTCAATCAATCAAATTTACGGGTTTATCTTTTTTGCCGTAAACCAAAAAAAATACGTTTGGAGGACTCGAAAACTCCCATGAAGAGCATATTCATGTAAATTTAATAACCTAAGTGATTCATAGTTTCTGTATCGGTAGAACCCCTACCTGGCTTTTTGGAGCAGGGGCAGCTAAACAGTGTAACGGTCTAACCTTAGTAAAACGTTTTCTGAAGTAACGAATTGAAGAACAAGGATTAGGGTTAAAATCCCGGGGCCTATACGCCAGTAACTCAGCCCAGAAATCTGCATACTTGATAAATGGATCCTACCAGTTCGGAATAGTAAGAAGGCTTCAAAGCTCTTTAGTTGTTCTATGCAGAATTGAGGGCTCCTATATCCAAAAGTGAGGTAACGCATGGCAGACTTCTACAAAACAGAAGCTTGGAGAAAAGTAAGGTGGCAGGTTTTAAAGTTCTACGGCCATAAGTGTATGTCGTGTGGTGTTACAGCCGTCTCCGTCCAGATACATGTAGACCACATAAAACCACGGAGCAGCTACCCGGAGCTGGAGTTGGACATTAAGAACCTACAAGTGTTATGCCGTGATTGTAATCTAGGTAAAAGCAACACGTGCGAAACAGACCTTAGAATCGGTCACAGCCTTAAAACCGCCCCATCCTGGTTCGAGGTTAAGGAGTACAAGAAATTGGCTTTGAAACTAGTGAACAGGCTTAAAAAGAAAGACAAAAAGAAGGCCAAGAA